AGGACTACGACCCGTCGATTGAGGGCTTGACCATAAGCCCTCAATCGACCCCCGATTATCGGCATCGTGTCGAGGCTCTCAGGAAGACGGTCATGTCCTCCCTGACCAAGGACTATCCTGACCTGCCGGGGAGCATGCCGGAGGATGTCAAGGACCTCCTGATCGACCTTCAAGTCATCCATGACGAATGGACGGATGGCAGGTCCGACGCAGCCCGCAACCACGTCATCAGCGGTATGATCGAGGCTGCCGAGGAGCGGGGCCTTTCGCCCGCCAAGCTCACTGCCACCGCTGCCAACGTTTAACCCCACACCAATCGAAGAACCAACATGTCTGACAAGAAGCACTGGAGACTATCATGGACCCAAGGTCCGAGGCCCGCGGCCCTCTAAGCCCCGCCCCCACCTCTTCTGTCGAGCTTGTCCCTGCGCGTCCGTTCTCGGACCCGGGTCGTTCAATGGACGACATTTTGAACGAGGTGTTCACTGTCGTATTCAACCGCAACTCGGAGGATTGTTACTAATGTCCAAGGTCCAAGAACCGATGATCTGCCTGTCCATTGTTCAGGCCAAGGTTGCGCTGGAATGCGCGGAGAACGACATCACCACCACGAAGTTTAGCGAGGTCCCTGACTACGAGGACGTTGGCCAGATGCAATTCTACTTGCAGCGTGCGGAGCTGGTGCAGCGTTTGAAGCATCTGATTCGGCTGTGTGGGGAGGAGGCATGGCTCACATCCCGTCGTGAGGAGGGTGGTGGTGTGATGCGCTGGCTTTTCATGTGGCAAGACGAGGACCTGAACATGTCCTACGAAATCTACTCCTGCCAGACCCAGTTCGAGGCGCGAGAGCGGTTCGAGCACGACCACCCCGGAATGTTTGCCTTTGCCGTCATCAGCGGCGGAGACTTTGGCGTAGAGGAGTTTCACGCATGACCTACGAACACACCACCACCGAAGAAGACGCGCTGGACAGTTCGCTGCTTATCAAATGGCAGCGCTGGCACAAGGAGAACCCTGAGTTCTACGAGCTCTTCTCGCGCTTCACGAAGGAGGCCATCTCAAATGGCCACACGAAGCTCAGCGCATGGCTCATCATCAACCGCATCCGCTGGGAGACCAGCATTGTGACCAAGGGCGATGACTACAAGATCAGCAATGACTTCATTGCGCTCTACTCGCGCCTCTTCATGACGGACAACCCGCAATATGCGGGGTTCTTCCGCACCAGACCCATGAAACGCATTTGAGGACAGACCCATGCCACAGCATCTAAAAGTGCCACAGTATCTAAAAGCCTGCCCAGAGTGCAACGGCTCAGGAACGATTGTATATGAGCGCGTCTACAGCCACAACGTCGGCCGCGACGTGGGCTTCATCGAGGAGTACGAGGACAACTGCGAAAACTGCCACGGCTCGGGCGAGATCGACGATCCGGACGACGAGGAGGACCGTGGCGATTGGCTCCTGCACAAGCTTCAGGACGACTACGGCGAGAAGGACGGCCAGTGGCTGCACGACGAGATCAAGGACGAGGGAGAGGATCATGGCTAAGTGGGAACGGCTCGATGGTGGGGATGAAGCAATGACCAAGGTCCGAGAGCCAAGCTCCATTGTCGAGATGGCGGAGATGTGCCGTCGGGCGCAGGATAAAATCATGGCCATGATCGGGAAGGCTACGGACGATATGTTCGAGCAGCTTTTTATGAACAAGGAAACACACACCACTATAATCGACAAGGACTGCCGCCTGCCTTCGAAGATTTGCGCTTTTTGGCAGCGGGGAACCACCATTCAGTTCCCGGACCGGGACCCAGCCCCTTTCATGTACTTCGCCGTAGAGGAGCAGGACGGAACCTTTGTTTACGCGGTGTCGCCCTACTTCTCGACGATGATGTTTGGCGGGTATCAGGTCGAGGTTGAGGGCGGGATGCTTCTGGAGGAGGGCCAGACGGAAGAGGATCAACAATTGAACCTGAGCAACGTCCTCACCGTTGCCGCCATGTGCTCGATCCTGAACCAGCCCTCGTTCACCAAGCGTGAGCCCGCAGGATCGAGGCAAGAGCGCCGCGCTGCAAAGCGCAGCGGGGGCTACACCACTGACGCATGGCACAAGATCACGTGGAACATTGGCGAAGAGGTCAAGGCCAAGCTCACCCGCGACGAGCCTGTGCGCTGCATGCCACTGCACTACACCCGTGGCCATTGGCGCAGGGCCGAGGAGGGCTGGAAGAACACCACCCAGCGCAAGGACGGCCTCTGGTATCAGTGGATCGAGGGGTTCTGGTCGGGGCACCCGGCCTTCGGCATCAAGAAATCATATCACGCACCGAAGATGGGAGACGCAGCATGACAACCTACGTGGCTATACTCTGGATCACGATGCACGGTGGGCCGCTCGACGGCAGCACCTATGGCATCCCGTTCCTGACCGAAGCTGCCTGCACGAAGGCGATGCGGCCAGTGGGCGATGCCCTCGACTATGACTACAGCATGGAGTGCACCACCATGCCCGTTGAAGTGGAGATGCTGCCATGACCCGTAGTCCGAAACTCGCGGCTCATGGGAACATGGACTGATGAGCCGGGCATCCAGTGACACGAGCCCCGGTGCCCGCGCTCTGCGAGCAGCGGGCTATGTCCGGGTGCCGGGTGGCATGTGGGCCACCCAAGAACAACTTGACCTCATCCTCTATATGTTGAGGCAAAACCTACCTGAAATCAATGCCATAAAGGAGAGAGCTAATGTATGGCGGAAGGAAGAGGATTACTAGGGATATGATCGAGGCTTGTCTCGAGAAGGGCTGGTCCAAGGCCCAAGCAGCGCGGCACTACGGGTTCCACCCCAAGTCCATCGAAGCGGCCTGTGAGCGGTTCGGTATCATGCTGCCCATGTCGATCTTCTCACCGCAAATCCCAGCCTCGGTCAAAGTCCCAAGGTCCGAGGTCCACGTTCCCAAGAAGAAGAGCAACGCCGTCTGGTCATGCAGCCCCGCAGCCATCCAACGCGCCCTTCTCAAACAAAAGGAGAGAACCTGACATGACTGAGAAACAAAGAGGCATGACACCGGAGACGTTGGAGGCGGTCATGAAGATGATGCCGGAAGACATGACCGGGTATCAGCTTTCGGCATTTCTGATGCTGCTGACGGACACCTATTCCCCGGACGCAAGCAAGGGGATTACCCTGCTGCTGACCACGGGCGTGACCTACGCCAGAACCTGCGGCATGAGCGCTGACAAGATCGCGAAAATCCTCCGGGACGTGGCCATCCACGTCGAAGAGAATGACAAACCCCTAAGCAAAAAGGTACACTAAAATGAACAACAGAGACTTCAAACCATCCGATGTCCGAGACGAAGAGCTCGTCATTCACGGGATTGGCATGAGCGGAACAGCCTTTGCGAAGTCCATCAACGGAAACTTTGAGGGCCAAGTCTTCATCCCGCAGGGCGTAGCGCAGCGGTTCAACATGCTGCCGGGCGATGCCGTCAGGGCTCGGATCATCCCCAACGGGGAAGAGCACAGGGACCGAGTTGCGTGGCGCGCGATCTACATTTACCCGAACGGGAACACCCCGCAGGTGCAGCACCGCCCTGCAACCTATGTCCCCCCTCCTGTGCCAAAACGGAAGGAGATGACGGACGAAGAGTTGCGCAAGCAGATCGAGAGGCTGACAGATGACGGCTCAGTCTGGACGACGCGGGACATGTTCAGCGAAATCTTCGAGCGGGAGCCGGACTACAAAGACGAGTGGGATCACCGCAAGGTATCGTCTGTCGGCAACATCCTGCGCGCCATGTGCTCGGCGAAGAAGATGTATCGCTCCGAGATTTTTACACACACGGACATGGCCTATAAGGTATACTTCTCCACGGACATCGAGCAGCTAAAGCCGGACGCCTATGCCGACCGTTGAGAGGGACGCCATGAGCAGCGAAGAGATCAGGCTGGTGAACCTGCTGAAGCGGTTGATCCGGCTTGCCGAACAAGAAAAAAGCTACAGCCTCAAGGCTGTAGCAGAAGAAGTCGAGGCTTCTGTCTTACGCCTCTTGAAGGCGGCGGAGTGACTTGGTAAAAGTGATTCGAGGGGCGCAACACAATCTAAAAACCGTCACGGGTGGCTTTGTGTTGGTCAGAAACCAGACTGCGCTACGGCTTGTTTCCACCAGAGCGCCCCTCGCGATTACCCTTTTCCGCCGCACTCCGCAGCCAGCTCGTTGTGGCTGACGAGGTCACGCAACAGCGCCTCGTCGTTCTCCAACAACCAGTCAACAACCTCTTCGCTGTTGAGGTAGATCGGGCGGGCGATGTCGCAGAAGTCACCGCTTGGGCTTGTTGCCACGCACCCAGATAGTAGCCCTGCCACGAAGAGTGTGGCGATCAAAAGCCTCGACTTCGTTCCGCACATCCTGTGCCTCCTTGATTGCTTTGATCTTCTTGTCCGCCATCTTCGTGCGGACCCTGTCCTCGCCGTCGCTGATCCACTTGGACCGAATGCCGAGCACGCCAAGGAAGAAGGCGACAGCAACGGCAGCGTAGAGTTGGAAACGGAGAGGGATCATCGCACGCCCTCCGCCCACTTCTTGATGCGCTCTCGCATGATGTACGCAGCGGCGAGGATGACGATGCCCACAAAGACCAGAGCGACGACCTGAGCGGTGCCATCGAGCGCTCCGACGGCCGCGACCCCAGCGCCAGCGCCTGACGCGATCTGTACGGCGGAAGCCCGTACAGTGGTGGATTGCGACGGATCAGTGCGCTCTGCCGGGGGCTTGACCTTGCTGGTCCAGTCGCCCTCGGGATAGACCTTGCGGTCGAGCTCGAAGTGCGGGCCGTCTTTGAAGCTTGTCCAGTCGCCACCCCAGTCCAGCGCCACGCCCTCCTTCTCTGCCGCCGCCTTCACGGCAGGGCCGAGCTTGTCGTAGAGCGGCCAGTCAAAGGCAGCCTTGCCATTTGGTCCGATGGGCACAAGGTCCACGGCATGGCCCGTCAGGTGGCGGCTGTTTATGGTCTTCGAGGCACCGCTGGCGACGAGTTCTTTCTGCCGCTCCTTGGTGCGAAGCCCCTCGATCACGACAAAGTCGAGCGGGCTGTCTAGCAGCGCGCGGTCGATGACCCGGCGGAGGTCAGGGTGGACGCCGTTCAGGTTCTTCAGGCTTCGTGCACTATACTTGCGGCTCATGGTCAGGGCTCCC